GGCCTCACCGCCATGCTGTTCTGCGACGACGACGAGGCGCTCAGCGTCCCCGACGCGCGGACCATGTCCCCGGACGCCGAAGTCGTCCCCACCAGGCTCACGATGGGGGTGGTGTTTGCTACCTCGACGTAGCGCGAGTTCAGGGCGCTGGCCTCGCCCTGCTGGCGGACGCCGAGCCGAACCGACCGTGAAGTACCCGTGCCGCCCGAATGAGAAGAGAGCTCAAACTTGTTGTTGACCCAATAGGCTGATGCTTGCTCAAAGTTGGTGGTCTGGTCGGCGGTGTTGAACAGGGTCAGCGACCCCCCGGTGGGGACCGCCGTTGACCCCGACAGGGTGGCGGCGTCGAGGGTCTTGTTGGTCAGGGACTGCGCGCCGGTGGTTCCTACCAACGCCCCCGACGGGGCGGTCACCGTGGACAGCACCCCGGAGGACAGGACCGCGATTCCCGATTCGGTGGCCCGCTTGAGAAGCTTGCCGGTGGTGCCGGAAAAGAGCGACAATTCGGAGTCGACTGCCGAGGATGGCCCGATCACGTCTCCCAGACCCGGCCCGGCGAACGGTGACGACACCCATGTCGTCCCGTTGGAGGTCAGTACGTTGCCCGAGGTTCCCGGCGCGACCGCCTGCGGGGCTCCGGTGCCGTTGCCCAGCAGGACGCTGTTGAGGGTCAGCAGATTCGACCCGGTGCCGCCCCTCGTCACCGGCAGAATGCCGGTCACGTCGACCGTCAGGTCAACCGAGGCATCCTTGATCTGGGAGCCGGTGACCTCAGTTCTGGCCATACGTTCTCGTCCTCACGTCCGGGGGTCGGCAGCGATCAGGGGCTGGCTACTTGAGGTAGCTGACCCGGATTTTGTCGCCGGTGGAGGGGGCGGCCAGATACGAGATGGTTGCCGAGGTAATCGTGTAGTCGTTGCCCGCGCCGGGTTCCTGCAGGATGCCGTTGAGGAATACCGACTCCGACCCCGACACCGGGGTGTTGGCCAGCGTGAAGGTCGTGTTGGAGCCGTTGACCAGTCCGGTCGGGGTCTCGCGGGTGATGTAGTTGGTCGCCTTGAGGACGTTGGTCGCCAGGGTGACGACACCGGTACCGGACACGGCCGACACGTCGCCGCTCAGGGTGAGCGGGGTGTGCACGCCGGAGGAGTTGGCGATGTAAACCTGACCCGCCGACCCCTGCTTGACCCGCAGCCCGCCGACCACCTCCAGCGAGGCGTCGCCGAGACGGACCTGCACGCTGTCGGCGTTGACCGTGAGGCTGGTGTCGGCGGCGACCAGGTCGAAGGCCGACCCGGTCAGGACCAGACCGGCACCGGCGCTGTAGAGACTGCCACCGGCGACCTGGGTGAACACCAGCGGGATGGCGTCGTCGGTGGTCAGCGACCAAGACGAGTTGCCGTTGACGGTTCCTTCCGAGATGAAGATCGTCATCCCGGCGGTGACCTCGGCGCTGGAATCGGCGTCGGCGGCCCGGGTCGGTGCCCCGGCGGCGGCCACCACGTAGACCCCGTTTTCGGACCCGGTCGCCTGATTCTTGATCAGAATCCGGTCGCCGGTCGCCAGCAGCACCCCGTCCACGGCCGAGCCGCTGGCGAAGGAGGACGACAGGGTTCCGGCGGCGGTGGTCGCCACCCTGACCGACTGCTTCCAGTCGAAACCCTGAATCAGGGCGTCCACGTACGACTTGGTCGCCGCGTCCGAGGACAGGGTGGGATCACCCAGGCTGGTAATGCGAAAACCGCCGTGGGAGACGTTGCCGGTGAAGGCCCGTGTTCCGTCGGTCTTGATGTAGCTGAGCGCCAGCCGGTCATCGGCGACCGTCCCGGCCGCGAGCCGATCCGAGGTGATGGAAGCGGCCCTGATCTGAGTTGCGCCGTTCAGCTGAGTTTGTGCCATGACCTACTGCGCTTTCTGGTAGATGACCGCCACGACATCGCTGTCCAACGGAGGGGTGGTGAACGTGATGTAATCCGGAGAGGCCAGGTAGCTGTCGCCGGGGGTTTCCATCAGGCCGTTGCGGAAAACCTGGATCGCCTGAGACAGGTCGGCGGTGACCGACAGCGGGAAGGTGGCGTTGACCCCATTCTGATACTCGGCGGCGATAATTTCGGCGACGGCCAGCCCGCCCACACCGGGAGGCCCCGCAGCGCCACTCGCCCCGGCCGGGCCCATCTCCTCGACAACGACCACTTGAGGCGAGGATTCAACGCCGGTCCTTCGCAGTCCTCCGGAGGGGAGTGGGGAGGCCTCCCAGGAGGAGCCGACCTTCTTCTGCCACACCTGGGCAGCCTGCGAGAATCGCCACGGAACACCGTGGGCGTCGACCCACTGCGACGACATCCCGCCATCACCTCCCACCGACCACGCAACGAAGAATCGGTCTCCGCTCTACCTATTTCTACGATTCGGGTAGGAGGACACAGGGGGGGGGTGGTCAGGAGGGCAGGTAGGCCACCGCGTGACCGGCGTCGAGAAGATCACAGTGATAGGAGTGCCCATCGGGGGCGGTGAGGGTGGCCAGGTAGCGGCCGTACTTCTCGCGACGGTCCTTGATGGTGGAGACCGTGTAGGGCCCCGAGTGGGCCGCGAACCAGTCGGTGGACCAGGCCAGGGCGGATTTACCTTCGGGGGTTTTCAGTTCGGGGGCGTTGACCCCGTAGACCCGGACCACGATGTGGGTACGGATGTCCAGTCCCAGATCGAGGTCGAGGTGCATCGTGTCGCCATCGACTACCCGGATCAGGTCGGCCTGGTATTCGTGCACGGTGGGACTCCTGAGGTAGACGAACGGGGTCTACCTATTCAGGAGTGTCGGCGCTGATAGCGCATTCCCCGTCCGAAAACAATCGACTGATGACGTTCCTCATACGCACGCCAGGAGTTTCGCCACCAGCGGGGGTGACTGCGAACACCATTGCCCGGCACCCATCTTCCCAGACCGGGAAGAGGGTGATCATCTCCTCACCGTTGGTGGGCTTGAGGTGTTGCTCTATTCGTTGGCGCAAATACTCACAAGTTGATTCTATCACAAGAAGGCCCCCTCCGAAGAGGGGGCCTTACTTGCTGTATCAGGTTGTTTCATAAGGATTCGCCCATGAACTGTTATGTCAGGCTTTCCTAAGGACGACTATGCCCCTGGGGTTAAGTACAGCCATACCCAAAAGCTCATCCATGATCCAGCCAACCTTGAAGCGAGCCGCCTGCTTGTCCTCCTCGACATCAAGGGAGTACATCACGGGCATGACCCCCAAAAACTCAGGGTCTGGCGTCAGGAAGGTCGTCCCACGCGGCACGATGATGCTCTTGCCGATCTGGAACTCGCCGAACTGCACGATCCGCTCACCGGCGACCACCGAGTCCTTGAACGCCCAGCCGGTGGTGTTGATGTCCCACCGGTAGAAGTCCCGGTACTCCTGCGGGTTGCACAGGAGCCGACTCGAATCCAGCTGACGCTGGTCGGTGTAGGTGACCGCCGTGTAGAGGTCGTCCGGCTGCAGGTGGGTACCCGCAACGGTGATCTCGTTCGGCAGGGCCCCGGTCCCCGGAACCGAGGAGGCGTCGATGCTGCGGTACTGGACCGCCGCCGCCTCCAGCAGGGTGATCAGGCGGGAGTCTTCCTGCCGCATGATCGCCTGCTTGGTCATGTCCTGGGTGTACTCCACGATATTGGATCGCAGGTAGTACAGGTCTTCCTTCTTGATCTGCGGGAAGCTCGCGATGCGGAACAGCTGCACCTCGACACGCTTGCCCTCGAAGGGGGTGATCTTGATTTCGCCCTCGTTGCCGTGGAGCATGTAGGCCCGCCCCAGGTCGTCGAGCACGTCGTAGAAGATCGGCACGCCCGGGGTGAGGGTGTCCTCCAGCAGGACGTTGCGCACGATGCCCTGGTAGCGCAGCTGGAGCTGGATCGGGCCGATCATGGACTGGCCGAGCCGCTGCATGCCGCCGACCTTGTCGCTCAGGATGTGAGCGAGTTTGGCCTGCTTCTCGCGAGCCGAGAGCTTGCGGCCCCCGAGACGCTGCTTGGCCGAGACGATGTCGGCGACGTAGTCGTCGCTCGACCGGGCGAAGCGGCCCAGGCCGCTTCCTGCTGCCACTGGGAGACTCATGGCTAGCTACCTCCTGCCAGTGGCGTGGCCGACGAAAGGTCGACCCGGTTGAGCCGGACGACGATCTTGTCCGGCGAGGGGATGTCGATCAGTTCGGCGATCGCGTTGCCGCTGTTGACGCCAGCCGGAGTCAGACGACCCTGGGCGTTGGCGGTCAGCATGATCCGGCCCGGGCCGGTCGTGGTCGGCCAGGTGGCGTCGACGTCGAAGGCCGGAGCCAGAACCTCGAAAACGGCCTGATCGCCGCCGACCCAGACTGTGAACAGGCCGGTGCCGTCGGACGAGACCTCGCTGACCCCCAGGCGGGGGGCGACAAAGAGCGCCGAGAGACCGAACGGGGCGGTACCGGCCTCACCGGTGTAGGGCGCGAAAACCTCACCGTAGAGGCGCTGCATCACGGTGCCGGGCAGGATGTCGAAATCGACGTCCAGGTCCGGGTCGAGAAAACCGGCCCACGGGGTGGCCTGGTAATTCGCGTACAATGGCCGGAGCGTCCGGTGAGTGCTCGGATTCGATAGGGGCGGACGGAACATGGTTCTCCTCCTTTCAGGGGGAGTCGGATTTGCTGGTCGATCTGTCCAGAGGACTAGATGAACAGCGAACTGTCATTGCTGGGATCGTGCGCCGCCAACCGCTGGGAGGGCGAGGCGGTGCGAACTCCACCACCGAGACCCGCCGGGATCGGCGAACGTGCGGCCCCACGAGAAATTCCGCTGGCGGCCCTTCTACGGTCCGCCTGACGCACGGCGGCGAACCGTTCGAGAAGTGCAACCCGATCGGCGATCAGGTTGCGGTTCATGCGCTCGAACTCGGCGGCGAGCACGTACTTCCGCTGCCGATCGTTCGGTTCCAGGCCTGCGTCGATCATGGCCTCGGCGCACCGCATGGCGAGAAGCCCACCGGCGGTCTTGACCCGGGAGCCGGTCTTGGAAGCCTCGCCCGGTGCCCAGTTCTGATCGGTGGACAGGTCCGGGTCGGCGATGGTATCCCCGGCGTTGTTGCCGAAATCGCGGATGTCGAACTGGGAGGCCTGGGCGTCGGCGTCGGTGACATTGGACACCGGGGTCTCGACGTCGATCCGGCCGTCGGGAGCGGCGACCTCCAGCGACTCGTTGGAACGCTTACGCATCGAGGCTCCCTTACTGGTGGCTTTCCGGTTCTTGGCGGTCTTGCGGGCCTCGCGCAGGACGATGCCCAGCGCCGGGAACAAAGCCTGCGGGCTGATGCTGGCCTCGCGGGAAAAGGCGGCGGCGGCCTTCTTGATGGTCGCCTCGCTGTGGTGGCGGCTCGACTTGCCGGTCTTCTGGGCCAGCCAGCCGTCGAAGGCCTGGAAGGCACGCAGGCTGGCATCCTTCGGGTTGGTCGGAGAAACCCCGTCGTTGGGGTCGGCCGAGATGAAACCGTCACCGGTCAAGGCCTCGCCCTCGGGGCCGGTCTGGACCTTCGGGTCGACGACGGTCGCGGTCGGGCCACCGGCTTCGTTGAGCGCACGCCGCCGCTGGACGGCGTCGAGAGCCTGAGCGTCGCGGAGCAGCTGAGCCCGGCCCTGGCGGACCTTAGCGACCAGATTCTGCTCGGTGTTGGCGATATTGGGGGAGTCGTCGGTGGGGTAGTCCCCCGACTCAGCGGGAGGGGTCTGCGAGAGGAATGCCTCCTCCTGCTCGCCCTGGTTGTTGCGGCTGCGATCGCCGCCGTCGACGAGCGGACCCTCAGCGAAGTGCTGACGCCGCCCGGCGGTCGCCACCTTGGTGCGGTGGGCGAGGGAGGTGCGTGCCATGTTGGCGGTTCCTTTCTGGGGGGACCTATTTGTTGTTGAAAGTTCCCGACCGTTTTCCAGTGTCGAGAGTTGCGCTGCCTGTCGCCTGTAGTCGGCATTTTCTTCAGGAGTCAGAGCGCGCCCCGCTTCGACCGCGTCGAGCCAGTTGGCGACCCGACGCCCGTAGTAGTTGTCGAAGTAGTCCAGAACCGAGGCCGAGACCATCTGGGGAGGGGCGACCTGCTGGGGGATTTGCGGTACGGAGGAGGGCATCGGAATCTGCAGGGTCATGTACTGCTGCTGCGGCCCCTGCTGCAGGAAGGGGGCTTCGGCAGCACCGGGGACTCCTCCCATTTGGTCGGCGGGAGCCCCGGCCTGCTCCTGCTGCCGGTCGATTTGGGCGGCCTGGGACAAGTCGGGGGTCTGCAAATCTTTGGGAGGCTCGACGTACCGCTCGAAATCGTCGTCGTCGTCCTCGGGGGCGGACCCCTCTTCCCGCAGGGTGTCCACCGCCATCGGGGCGTTGATTTCTCCGTAAGCCAACTTCATGGCCCGGTTGTGGGCGACTTTTCTCAAGGCGGCGCTCCTGACTCGGCGGCGGGACTTGCCAACAGAGGCGTTGCGCTGATCCATCAGCGCCTCGGCATCAAGGTTGGTGTTGAAGGTGTTGCCGCGCTGGGTGTGAACGGAGAATGGGTTGTAGGCCATCGAGGTCCGAACCATCGCCTCGATCTCTTTGAGGTCGGCATCCTCGCTGGGGCCGGGGGCCTCCCGCTCCCACGGCTTCTTGCCGTCGGCGATGGCGAAGTCGTCCTTGGTGTACTTACCGGCCGCCCGCTGGGTGGGGGCGGTTGATTTCGGCTGGGCCGGAGCGGCGACCGGCTCCGGTGCGGCAGGTACGGGGATGGGGGCGATGTGGACGTGGTCGAAATGGTTCTGAGTCGGATCGCCCCGATCCTCCATCCCCGAGGTCGACCCGTCGGAGTTCCACTGCTTCTGCTGCCACAGGACGTAGGGAGCGCCGTTGGCGCACGCGGTTTCGCGAACCGTTGCAGCCTGATCCGCGTCGGAGGTCATGAAGTCCAGCGCGCCCGAGTCGTGCTCGTGATAGTTGTCGACCCGGTAGCCACCGATGTCGGCACCCGGGTGATCCTTCATCAACTGGTCGTAGAGAGGCCGGGCATTGGGCAGAATGCCTGATCCGTCCGGTTTCCCGCCGCCACCACCGGAAACTGCGGAGCCCCCCGGTTTACCCAGCGCCGCCGGGTCGTAGGAGACCTGGTTGGCCATGTTGTTGGCGTCGGTGATCTGTTCGCCCATCGGGGCCTTGTTGCAGTCCATGCCGGGTGGGCACTGACCGGCGGTCAGCAGCATCGCTTCAATCTCGATGGCGGCGGAATCGGTGGCGTCGGAGTCGGCGGTATCGGTTTCCCAGGGTTTACGGCTCCCAGCAGCAGCGAAGTCGTCCTTGGTGTACTTGCCGGACTGCTTGAGTCCAGGGGCTTCCTGTCCGGTCAGTTCGGTCGCCGGGGGCAGGGTGAGCACCGGGGTGTTGTCGATGACCGACTGGTCGATCGTGGGGGTGCCGGGAGGTGCCGGGATGGCGAGGTCGTCCTCAGCGGTGTGGCGGGAGGCCACGATCACCTTAGAGGCAACAGCAGATTCATCAGCTGGCTCAAAAACGAAAGATAGCTCGAAAAACGCAATTTTCTCGCATCGCTCGTAAACAAGAACATCTTCGTGTTTGCCGGTTTTCTTGTCGAACCGTCGAAGAGTTTTGCCTTTATGATGCTTGACGTGCTCACACATGTCATGAAGATCAGTAGCAATGTTCCCGCAGTAGGAACATTTCGTTTGCCCCGCTTCGGCTCCCATCGACACTGAGTCGAGGCCGCCAGTCTTCAATTCCTTTGCTAGCTTGGGGAATCGCTGCGCGTCGACTTCCATGATGGTCTCGATGTAGCGGTCCGCGCCGTTCTCGACGTAGCGGGCCGCAATAACCACCCCCCGGGCCTTGGTGGGGTCATGGTTCTCATGGTTGACGAAACAAGGTTTTCCCAGGAACGTCTTGTAAGACTTTTTCAGTTCCTCCGACGGCCAGCCGTCGTAGTTCTGGTTGACCCGGGCAGAAATCGCTCTGGTTTGTACCAGAATAAACCCAGGCTTAACTCGGAAACCCTCAGTGACCGCAAAACCCTCGGCGGCCAGCTTCTTGCGGAAACGCCTGCTGGACGCCCCCGATGACCCCTGGGGGGTCAGATCGTGCAAGTCGGGACGCTCGGCGGCGACGTGCCGGGTGCTCACCTATTTTGCCTTTCGTCCTACCAGCCGAGGGTGTGCATGTCTTCGTAATGGGTAGTGCGTACCGTAAAATGACTACCATGACAGAAAGATGGTTGCCTATTCCTGGGTACGAAGGCACTTACGAAGTCTCCGATCAGGGCAGAGTGCGATCCCTGCCCCGTCGCGTTATTCGCAGTGACGGCAGACCCAGGACGATTCACGGTGGCATTTTGTCCCCGGTCAAAACCGACGACGGTCGAGTCACCGTGACTTTGCCAGGAAATCCTCGCAGGAAGCATAAAATTGCCCGCCTGGTTCTGATGGCTTTTGTTGGCCCGCCCCTTCCAGGTCAAGAAGCCTGCCATCATCCCGACCACGACCCCACCAACAATCGGCTGGAAAATCTGCGCTGGGACACCACGTCCGAAAACGCTTTCGATAAAGTCAGGCAGGGTCGGCACCCCATGAAGAACAAGACCCACTGCCCCAAAGGCCACGAGTACACTGCCAATAATATTTACTGGAATGGCAATCGCCGCACTTGCAAAACCTGCACCCTGAAACATTAATCACCTACATCCAGGTCAAATCTTCATAATGGGTGTTTCGCAAATCCAGGCTGTCCAGATTGCGGGCCCCGCCCTTGTCGCCTTCGCGAATCAACGCCTCCTGTTCGGCCAGACTGAAGTGCCGACCGGCTGTCCGCAGGAATCCCTGCGCGGCACCGGCGATGTCATCGAACCGGCTGGAGCCACGGGAGTTTTGGCCCAGGGCGGTCTCTCCCAGGCTGGCCTGGAAGCTGCGGACGATGTCGGAGTCGTCGTCGGTCGAGTAGTCGATGCTGGCCTCGCGGTACGGGTCGTCATCCTCGAAGGAACTCTGCTTGATGTTCTTCTGAGAGAAGTTGACGTTGTGCTTCTTCAGGTCGGTCACGTCGTCCATGCCCTTGCGGGCCTTGTCGGCGTACGGCTGGGAGGTGCCGATGTTCAGCGGACCGGGATAGCCCGACCCGGCGAACGGGTGGGTGTGCGGTTCCAGGTCGCCCTCGCCATCGGTGGTGGGATAGGCGTACCGGACGAAGTCGTCCAAATCGCGTCGCGAGCCGAGGATGCCGCCCAGACCGGAGGCAATCCCGCTGATAGCGTCCCCGATCCCCGAGGCCATTCCGGGCAGAGCGCCGCCGATCCCCGAGGCCAGGTCGGGCAGGGCATTGCCCAAACCGGAGGCGATGTCCCCGGCCGCACCCAGTCCGGTGCTCAAGGCGTCGCTCATCCCGTTGTCCGTCGGGGTGCTGGGGGTGGTGCTGCGTGGAACTCCCGTTCCCTGCGGGGTCTGGGTGGTCGGATCGTTGGGGTCATAGGTGTCGGTATCGGGGTTGGGGCCGACCGGCTTGATCTCGCGGGTGCCCGAGGCGGCCGGTGCCTGACCGGTGGGAACCGGTGCCGGAGTCGAAGCCGGGGGCTTGGCTGCCGGAGCGGCCGTGGTCGGTGCGGTGGTGTTGGTCGTCCCATCCGCCGGGGCAGGAGCCTCGGTAGCCGGATTGGTGGCCGCCTCCCCGGCGGCCATCTTCTGCAACCACCATAGTGCCGACCCCTGACGGGAAGCCTCAGCCTTCAGTGGCTTCGTTCCGCCCGTATCCCCAACTCCCGTCCCGGCAGCACCATCAATGCTCGTGTCACCGGGAGTCGCTACCGCCGGGGGAACAGCGGGGGCGGGAGCGGCTGGTGGGGTGCCCGCACCGCCCGGGGCGGCTACCGCGTTGGTGTTGACCTGAGTCTTCCCGCTGGCGTAGGAGGACTCGCCAGGGGTTTTGACGTCCACGTTGGGGGTGGCGGGGTTCTTGTCCGCACCGCCGCCCGCCGGATTGGTGACATCGCCGCTGATGTTATTGTTGCCGATGTCGTTGGCGAAATCCTTCAGGTTGACCTTGGTGCCTTCGGCGAGGCTGTCGATATTGCCACCAGCAACGTCCTTATTGACGTCGTACATCTTCTGGTAGTTGTTCATGTCGCCGGTCGTGCGCTGCGCGATGTCAGACCAGGTCTCGCCAGCCTTGACGGTGTAGTTACCGTCGGCGTCGAGCAGGCTCTTGGTGATCGCGGTGTTGTCACCGTTCTCGGCACCGGCCACGCCACCATCGGCGATGGTGCCGGAGGTCTGGCCTCCACCGGGTGCGGTATAGGAGCCAGCGGGAGACGCTGCTCCAGCAGCGGGGGCACCGCCAGTAGCACCGGACTGGTCACTGACCGCCTGTGCTGCAGGGGCGGCCTGTCCCGCCGCCGGAGCGGGAGCCGCCTGTGCTGCAGGGGCGGCCTGTCCTTTCGGAACAGCCTTGCCCTTGTCGTCCAGGTTCTTGTAGGCGTCCGGATCGGAACTGCCCGAGGGCGCGCTTGGGGCCGACTTTTCGTCGGTTTTGGTTGGGGTTTTGCCGTCGCCATACTGCTCGTTGCGGCGCTGAGTGCCTGCCGGGTTTTCCTCATCCAGATGCCTACGCACGGCGGTTCCGGGCT